TATTAATGCAATTAGTGGCATGGTACGAGGTGCAATTAATTTGTTCTTTACCATCCTTAAGGCATATATTACCATTATTGACAAGATAATTGAGCTTTGGGTGACGCTTGAAAAAGCAATTGTCAATATTGCTCTAGCCATTGTTCGTGGTGTAATTAATTTGTTCTTTGGAATTGTTAAAGGAATGGTTGCAGTTGTAAAGGGTATTATCAATATCTGGGCAAAACTTCCAGAAGGTATTGGTAAGGGTATTGGGTTGATTGCTGGGTTGATTGCTAGTTTAATCAGAGGTATTGCAGACAAGCTTTCAAGTATTCCAATTCTTGGTAAAAGGATTAAAAATGCTCTTTACAGTGTTGCTGATGGTTTTGAATCAGCAGGTGAAGGTGCTGAAAACTTTGGAAAGAGTACAACAAAGACTCTTGAAGGCGGAGTTGATTCAATTTTTAAACCTATTGAAAATGGTATTCAGAATGTTCAAAATGGTGTTCTAGGTACTCTTACGGGGATTGGAACCTTTGTTCTTGGAAATCTTGACAAACTAAAGGGTGTTGCTGATGTCGTTAAGGGTGTTGTTCAGAACATTCAGAATGGTCTGTTGAGTGGCGTTAAGGGAACAGCTGAAGCTGCTGGCAGATTCATTGGTGGTTTTAGTGATGGCATTGCAGGTCTTAGTAAAGATATAACCGATTGGCTTGGAGGTCTTGCTGAGGGTGATGACATCAAGAAAGGTATCGGAAAGCAAATTGGAGATGCTGTTGATGATATAAAGACAAGAAACCCCGCTGCTGCTGAAGCTGCTGGTAAGTCCATTGCTGACGCTATCGGTAAGGGAATGAAGTCCCTCAAACAGAACTTCTACGACAAGGTTGTTGACAACCTAAGCAACTCACTTGGCAAGCTCAAAGATAATATTACAAAAGCTCTTGAGAAACAGAAGGACCAATCACTCAAGTTCTTTGATGACCAAATTGCAGCTATTGACGCACTTGCTGCAGCAGACGCTGAACTTACAGCCGAGAAGCAAAAACAAGAAGATGAAAGACTTCGTATTGCAGAAAGAGCACTTCAGCGTGACTCGTACCTTAAGAATCGTGCTTTGGCAATCTATGAGGGTCGTATCGATGATGCTCGCACATTGGGTCTTGAAGAAGCAAAGAACCAACAAGACTTCAATAAAGAAACAGAGAAGAATTCAAAAGATGCACAGGCTGCAGCAAAAGCTAAGAATATTGAAGCAGCAAAGAAAGTTATTGGTAACCAAAAAGAAACTGCTTCAATTCAGTTTGATAAAGACCTTGAAGATTTCCAGACATTTATTGAAAATATTGGTAAATACGGAACTCTTACAAAAGATGAACTTACAAGTCAATTTGATGAGCTAAAGAAGAAAGCCGACTCAACATCTACTGGAATGCAAACTGCTTTCCAAGGTTATTACAATGCACTGCCGGGGTTAATTGCAGCTAATACAGAACCAACAGTTGGTTTCTTTACAGGAAGTATGGATGCGCTTATTAATAGTGCAAAAGGTAAGTTTGGTCTTGACGCAAACTCAACAGATCCAGCATCACTTTTGGGTGTTACAAATGGAATGCTTGGCAATATGGGATTGGCATATACAACTGGATTCACCGATGTTGTCGCTCCTGCTTATAATGATGGTCAAGAGTTGCTTGTTGGTATTGCAACAGAGTTTGCTGATCCAAGCACAACCAACCCGAAGAGCGCTGCTGGGATTTATGCATCAGCGATTTCTAACGCAACTGAAGCGGTCAAGGCTGAGTTCATGAAGATGAAGACAGATGCAAGCTCTGCATTTGCCAAAGTTGTTGCTGCAATCAATGATGAACTCAGGGGCTTAGCAATCACTCAAGCAATTACCGATGCAACCGAAGAACTTAAAAATTCCACTTCAGGTGGAGGTTCTGGCACAACTACCCCAGCAGCTGATCCAGCAACCCCAGTAGCAACCCCAGTAGGAAGTGTAACTGGTCCGGCTGCACCAACCGGATTTGGTCCACTTGGTATGTCTGCGGATGTGTTCAAAGATAAAGCTGGCAATGATAAGTTATTTAAACTTAATGACTCAAGTAATTACATCCAACAAGCAAAAGCTGCTCTTGCTTTCTATGGCTACAGTGGGTTTGATGTTAACTCAACAAAGATGGGTGCGGGAACTGTTGCTGCATTGAAGAAATTCCAAAAAGCATACCCTGTTGGCGGGAATAATGATGGAAATCTTGGACCATCATCAGCCAAAGCGCTCGGTCTGTTCAGTGGTGTCGGTGTTCAAAAGAAATTCATGGGTGGAATTATCAGAAGAGCAATGGGGGGATCTGTCCCCGGATATTCAACAGAAGGTGTCCCTGCAATCCTTCACGGTGGAGAGTATGTAATTAGTTCCAAGGCTGTCCAGAATCTGGGTCTTGGTCTCCTTACTCAACTTAATGGTCTCAAGCATGGTGTTCCATCATTTAATGTTCCTAAGCCACAGATGCCAAATTCTTCCGGTATGAATACAAATATAACAAGCCATAGCCAGAGTGAAACTACTCAGAACTACAACTTCTATGTTGACAACTTCATCGGTGAAGATCAGTGGTTTGAATCAATGATGAAAGACTACAACATCAAGGTTGTCCCAAATAATCAAAAAGCTGCCGGTCTTGAATCAAGAGTGGTTAGAACTTATAATGGTATAAACAGAGGAATGTAAATGAGTATTGTAAAACTATTATCTCTAGACGGGGTTGAAATCACAGAACATAGCCGTAAGTATTCGGGCAGCGAGTCTATTGCTGCATCTGATGTTGAGCTTGATTCCGGTATCAACAAAAGATATATCAAGAAAAATAAGAAAACCATGTCCCTCTCATTCTCCTACCTCCCTAGTCTCTCTATCCATACAGTAGATGCTCGTGTTGGTCGTAACTATCTTCAGACGCTTGCAAATAAGCGAGGCAAGGTTGCTGTATACATTCAACTTGGTCCAGAGGAATCACCTCAGCAATATGATGCTTATGTTACAAGCTACTCAGAGACATTGATTAAAAGAGATGTTGCAAGTCAGTGTGCTTATTATGATGTTTCAATAGCGTTAGAGGAAGCGTAATGGCTGGTTATATAACTCATATTACCGAAAACTTAAAGCTTGGTATTGACTTCTTCGGTATTAGCGTTGCTCAAACTGGCATTGCTGTATCTGGAGATTTATCAGTAACACCATCTGCAACAAGAATAAGAACAACTTCTGCTAATATAAATGGCAATGTTACTCTTTTAATTTCTGGTACTGAATATCAGTATTTAAGAGTTAATATAAATGCAAATGCCAGTGTTGCGACTATTGGTAAAAAAATAGCTTTTACATCTTCTGTAATATCATCAAGTTTATCTACAAGTATTTCTGCTAAAGAAATTGTTAAAGCAGCAACTGCAATCTCATCAACAGCAACTATAACAGTCATTGCCAAAGAAATTTTAAAAGCTACATCTGTAACATCAGGAAACCTTTCAACAGCAATTATTGGTAAATCAATCAAAAAAGCTTCTACATCAATTAATGCTTCATTGACAGCTTCGGGTATTGGAACTGAAATTGTTAAAGCTGCAGTCTCTATTAATGGCATGCTTACAACAGTATCAGTCGGTAAAGAGATTAACTTCCTACAAGTTAGCATCAGTGCTTTAACACCAAGCCTATTTGTTAACATGATAAGGTTTAAAGCAAATGGCTCTATTGATACATCTAATTACCAAACATTGTTTGTAATTGATGGTAGTCCATTAACAAATCAAGGTCGCACATTCAGTAGTGACCTGTCTCAAGTTGTTGTTGAAAACAAGAATTGGAATAACGAGAAGTCAAGGTATTACAAGAGGTCGGGTTCAGCGGGAAGAAAAACATTTACCTTGGCTTGGACATTTCTCCCTAACTCCAGACAGGACACAGTTGACAGAAGGCACGCTAGAGACTTCCTGAAGGGCATTGCTAATGACCCTGATGTTCACACTCTCAAGATGATTAACGATGATTCAAACAACACAACTCCATACACTGAAACTCAATATCAGGTCTTTATAAGAGATTATTCAGAAACCCTGTTAAGGAGAGATTTGATTAATGGTGTATACTATTGGGACTGTAATATGACATTGGAAGAAGTGTAATGCTAACTAAAGACATTTATGGAAAAACGCTATCTACTTCTTTTAATACAGCTATTAGCGCATACGCCCAAAAGGTAAAGCCAAGAATTAAAATTCAATGGCTTGATAGTCGCCATATTGATAATTTAACAGTAACTACCAACTCAGCAAATGTTGCCGGCGATAGAAGCTCTAGTTATTATTTCAGTCCACAAAATTCTATGAGTGGGAATGATAGACAAGGTTTTACTTGGGGTGTCTGTGATTCTAAAGATGCAAATGGTCAAGTTATTACCGCTGATGGCACATGGTATACGATGCCAACAAATCTTGATGACTATTACAAGTATGGATGGTGGTCAACAAATAAAAGTCAGTCATCCGCATCGGGAACATACAATGGTTATGGTTTCGTTACTGAGCCATATGTTGAATATACTTTTACACAGAGAAAAGTAAACAGAATTAGGGTTGCAACATCTGAATTCAATGGTCGAATTAAAGATTATACTTTATATGTTTATAACTCAACATTAACATTGATTCTGCAAGAAGATGGAACAATGCCTGATGATGCTTATTTTGTTGATCATTGGGTCTCAGCAGCCCTTGCTTCACAAGATGTTTATAGAATCAAAGTTCTTGTTCACTCAACAAAGAACCCTGTTGATAATGCAAGGATTCAAGAGGTCTCTCCTATTTATGAAACCGACCTAACAGATTATGTAATCTCTCACTCAGTTGATAGAACAAGAGATTTGCACGAAACGAGTCTTCCTATCGCTGGCACAGGTTCTTCGTCTGCATCCATCACGCTAGATAATACAAATAAAGAATTTAATATGTTCAGCTCTGGATCAATATTTGGACCTTATATGAAAAAAGATTTGAAGATAACTATCGCTAATGGTTGGAGAGTTAAAAAAACAGATGATGTGATCTCAACGACACAGCTTTTGAGTTCAATATCCAATGCTGATACAACAATAATGGTCAAAGATGGAGACATCTTTCCCAATGGTGGAGCAGGAAATTCTTTTGTAATCATCCTCTCCCCCAACACCCAGAATGAAGAATATGTCCTTGTCTCCAGCAAGTCCGGAACAAGACAATTGACAGTTCAATCTCGTGGTTATGGCAACACTATTGCAAAAGCTCATTCAGCAAATGCCACTGTTACATTTGACCCATATGAGTATGTTCATGCCGGGACATTTTATGTTGATGAATGGTCAGGTTCTTCATCGATGCAGGTCTCCATTAAAGCTAATGATGCATCCAAGTTCTTGACAGAAAAGCAAATTACAAAAGGCTTCTTCTTGCAGACGACAACTGCTGGTGATGCTATTGGGAATCTATTGATGATGGGTAATTTCCCACAAGCTGACTACAAACAACTTGTCCGTTACATTGATGAGCCAAAAAGAATTGGAGCGATTGCTCAGTATTCTTTTAATGAACCAACAATTGACAGATCAGCCAATGTGGTTGTTCCATCAACAGGTTTGAGAGCAAGGTTCTGGGGTATTCCAAATGGTAAAGAATATCTTGTAACAGATATTGTTGCTGATGCAATGGACAAACAATTATCCGACATGGATAAAGCTCTTGGTCTCAAGGCGTTCATTTCTCCTAGTTATGTTGCACTGTCAAAGAATTTGGTTGAGGCGGGGAATGCTGGTGCAGCCGTAGCCCTTGAGGATTACGAGTTTACATCCTTTGGGGGTGAGGTCAATGATATTTATTACAATGGTGTTATTGATGGTTATTACATTCCAAGCGAATCTGGTGTTCAAGAATTATTTATGAAAGTTAAGAATGGCGGTGTTCGCGTATTCTTTGATGAAAATTTAATTATCAATGAATGGTTTAACCATGTCGGAGTTTTGACCGATGTATCAAGCACTATATCCTCAAATCTTGATTTAGATGCTGGTATTCCTTACAAGATTAGAATTGAATTCTTTCACACATTTAATACAGATGTATATCCAACATCTGGTGAGATTGTTGCAGCGGGTCTTCCAGCAACACTTTACGCAACATCCGCTTCGTTACAGACAGCTGGTAATATAACCTTAACCAACAGACCCCTTGTTCGGAATGAGGATGGGACAATAAGCACAATTCGTTCAATAAGTTTTAATGATGGAGCTAATGAGACTGTTATACCAACAGTTGTTAATGGAATTATTGTTGATGATCAGACAGCAAAAAATCACTACTTTGCAACCGGTCTTCATCTTGGAAAGTTTGCAATAGGTGCAACAACAGCAGCTTCAATTTATGCTGCAGCACTTCATACAATCCAAGAAGCTTGGATTGATTTGGTTCAACCCTCAAAATTTGATTTGGAATTCTGGAGATCAATTGGCGGATCTGACGAAATTGTTCCAGCTACAGACTGCGCAACCATCGTAGCCTTTGACGCAATAGGCTCTAGGAACGCTTCCCCTGTGATTTCTAACAAGAATGCCAACCATCA